GATCGGCACCTCCACCCAATTGCTTGACGTCGTGTATGACGACATGAACTTCTGATGCCAGAAAAAGAAGATTTCCTCGCAACTGCCCGAAAACGCTTTGCCGCAGCCGCAGAGGACGAGAAGCATCTACGGGAAGAATTCGTATCCGACCTGAAGTTTGCCTCGCCTGACGGTAAGGATCAGTGGGACCCACAGGTCAAAATGCAGCGGGAACAGGCTGGACGGCCGGCAATGTCGTTTCCGCGCTGCCACACCTTCGTGCAGCAAGTATCGAACGAAGCTCGTCAGAACAAGCCGCAAATCAAGTTTTCTCCTCGCTTGGATGCCGACAAGGATACTGCGGACATCTATGAAGGGCTTGCAAGGTTCATTCAATACGAATCCGATGCGCAGATCGCCTATGAGACGGCAGTTGAGTACAGCGCAGGCGGTTCGTTCGGCTATTACCGCTTTCTTACTGATTACTGCGACGATGACAGCGATGATCTTGACTTGAAGGTTGTGCCCGTTCTGGACCCACTCGCTATCTATGGGATTCTGGTGCCGGCCTGCTTCAACCGAACGCCGCGGTTTGCCTTTGTGATTGAGGACATCCCGAAAGAGGAGTTCAAGGCACAGTATCCCGATTCGGAGTTGTCTAGTCTTTCATGGTCTGAGGCTGAGCGTGAAAGCGAAGGTTGGGTTGGCTCTGAGACCGTTCGGGTTGCTGAGTACTGGTACATCGAGGATGGGAAGCCTGAAAAGGGCAAGCGCAAGCCGAAGACAACAGTAAAGTTCTGCAAGACCAATGGACTTGAGGTCTTGAAAGACTCAGAAACTGAGTGGCCGGGCTCGACCATCCCGATCATTCCTGTCCTTGGTAAGCAAATGATCATGGAGGGCAAGCCGAAGCTGTTCTCGGTGGTGCGTCCGCAGAAGTCAGCACAGCAACTCATCAATTATTCGAAGTCGCGCATTGCCGAAACACTATCAACATCACCCATCTCGCCATTTATGGTGGCTGAGGGTCAGATTGAAGGCTTTGAGAAAGAGTGGGCATCGCTCAACACAGTACAGCGACCGTTCCTGCCTTACAAGATGGTGGACAGTGGAGGAAGGCCGCTCCCAGCACCTACGAGACAGACGTTCGAGCCGCCGATTCAGGCTCTTTCTTCATTCGTTCTGCAAGAAATAGACGACATGAAAGCCACATCAGGCATCTTTGATGCTTCGTTGGGCAATCAGGCAAATGAGACGAGTGGCAAAGCCATATTTGCTCGTCAGCAGCAGTCGAATCTGTCCACGATGCACTTCATGGACAACCTTGAACGGTCGTTCCGCAAGGGCGGTGATGTCATCGCAGAGCTTGTGCCGAAGATTTACGACACAGCCCGCGAGATCCAGATTTTAGGTGAGGACGAAGCCCCGAAGATCATCAAGATCAATCAGGATCATACCGACGAGAAGGGTAAGACGCGCAAATTCGACATGACGAAGGGCAAATATAACGTCGTGGTGACGATGGGCAGAGCATTTGCCACGAAGCGGATGGAATCGTTCGACATGTACCAGTCTTTGGTGCAGGCCGCGCCTAATCTTCTGCCGACGTTTGGCGACGTGATGTTCAAGAACTCAGATACGGCCGGCGCCGACATAGTTGCCGAGCGGTTCAAGAAGATGCTTCCCCCGCAGTTGCAGGGTGATGACGATGAGGAGCCTGTCCCACCGAAGGCCCAGGCGCAGATACAGCAGCTGTCGCAGCACCTGCAGGCTATCAACGCAGCAGCCCAGCAATATGAGAAGCAGATTCAGGATCTGGAGTTTGAGAAAAAGGCGCAGGTCGTCAAGAGTCAGAGCGATTGGGCGATTGCGAAGCTAAAGTCTGAGACCGCTTTGGCTGAGGCAGAAGTAGCGACGAAGGCGCAGAACGTAAACGAGCGCCTTACCTTCGTCGAGGACTTAGTGAAGCAGTTCCATGCACAGGCTCATGAACAGGCTATGCAGGCACAGGGCGCAATACACGCTCAGAACGCCGCAGCGCAGCAGGCCGATGCGCAGAGCCAGATAAGTGCACAGAACGCGCAGCAACAGCAAGAAACACAAGCTTAGAAACATCACGCTGGCCCGGCGCAAGGGCACAAGGACAAACAATGAGTGAAGAGACGCAAGCGGTATCGTCGCCCGCAGAGGTAGAAGACGTGTTTCGTGGTGAGAGCGTAAGCCTGGACGAGTTCTCTCGTTATCGTCAGGATGGCGAGCTCCCCGCAAGATTCAAACCAGCCGAACCCGCAGACTCGACACCTGCTGACGCGTCGGAAGAGACGACGGAATCCGAGGGCGATGAGCCCGAAAGCGCATCGGAGTCGGAGCCCGAAGAAACCCAGGAGCAACCGCCAAAAGCTACAGCCGCAGAAAAACGCATCAAGCAGCTACTCGCAAAGACCAAGGAATTAGAAGCACAGTTGGCTGGAAAACAGGACGCAAAACCGGAGTCGTCCCCCGTCGAGCAACAGCAAGCCACACGCACTAAGCCATCCGCAGAGGACCAGAAACCGGACGGGACGCCCAAATACAGCACGTATGAGGACTTCGTTGAGGACTTGGCCGACTGGAAGGCTGAACAGCGCGTGGAGACTGCCAAACGCGAGCAAGCACAGTTTGAAGCGCAGAAAGCCCTTAGGGACTCGATGGATGAGGCCAAATCGCGTTATGAAGACGCGGAAGAGGTGATCTTTCCGGCAGCAAAGCAGATAAACGAGGCCAAGATACCTCTCGCAGTCAAAGAGGTGTTTGCGGGCTCAGATTTATTTATCGATCTTTGCTATGTGGTGGGAAGCGATCCAGAAGAGTTGAAGAAGTTCATCTCACTGGCGCAGACCAACCCCAGAGCGGCAATTGGCAAGGTGTTTGACTATGAGCGCGGCATTCGGGAAGAGACTTCCCAGTCCCGCGACGACAAAGGCAAATTCACCACTCCTGAAGTCAAGAAAACCAGTGCTCCGAAGCCTCCATCGCCGGTGGGCGGTGCGACGACGAGGACCTTTGACGTGAGCGACGAAAGCCTTTCTGCAGAGGAATGGGCGCGAAAGCGCAATGCCGACCTCAAGCAGCGGGGCAAGTAAGGGCGCTCTAAGGAGTATCCGTGGCAAATAGCCTTCTTTCTCCTACAATTATCACGCGGGAAGCACTGCGCATCCTGCACGCCAATCTCAACTTCATCTCCAACTGCGATAAGCAGTATGATCCGCAGTTCGCTAACTCGGGCGCATCGCCTTCGGGCAAGACCGGTCCTTCGCTGACGATCCGCATGCCGAACCAGTTCACGGTTCGCACCGGCGCTGCCCTGAGCACTCAGGACGTTGTTGAAACCAGCCAAGTGCTGACGGTTTCTACGCAGAAGGGCGTAGACTTCGTTTTCTCTTCGCAGGATCTGACGCTGACCATTGATGAGTTCAGCCAGCGCTACCTGAAGCCTGCAATGTCGGTGCTTGCTACCAACATCGAAGCCGATGCGTTGAACATGGTGCTCGACGTCTACAACGCAGTGGACGACAATGCCAATCCCATCACCTACAAGGACATCACGCTGGGCCGCAAGCTGCTGAATCAGTACCTTGCTCCCGATTCCGACCGGGCTGGCATCATCGCATCTCAGCACGTTCCTTCGTACCTCGATGCGATCAAGGGCCTGTTCAATCCGCAGGATGGTATCGCCAAGCCCTACCTTACCGGCAAAATCGGTCGGGTCATCGGCATGGATACGTATGAGAATACTGTCCTGGCGCCTTTCCAGAGTGGCACGGCAGCTGCCACCACTGGCTACATCGTCAGCGGCGGTTCGCAGACTGGCAGCAGCATCACTGTAAGCACCGGCACGACCACATTCCTCAAGGGCGATATCGTTACCTTCGCCGGCGCGTTTGCGGTTCACCCTGAAACCAAGAATAGCCTTGGCTATCTGCAGCAGTTTGTGATCACTGCAAACTCTGGAGCCAGCGCAACCACGCTGTCTATCTCCCCGGCAATCGTTACGACTGGTGCAGCGCAGAACGTTACCGCCTCGCCAACCGCAAGCGGTGGAGTAACCAAGGTTGGTGGCGGTGCAAATGCGCTGTACACGC